CAAACAAACCGTGCCAATCAATTAGCTCCTTTGGGTAGTTTGCTTACTAGTGGCCAAGCGGCGGCGAGTAATACGGCAGCGGCTGCGGGTAACTACGGCACGCAAGCAGGCGGCAACATAACTGGCGCAGGCGCGGCAACTGCGGCTGGCCAAGTTGGTAGCACCAACGCTTTGACAAATGCGTTAAGCTCTTATTTGAATTATTCATCTGGCCAGAATTTGGCTGATGCTATTCGCAAATCTACATACGGCGGGTAAGGAACGACTATGGCTCTCGATCCATCTATTGCATTAGGCGTACGCCCTCTCCAACTGCCAGACCCATTGGCGCAAATGGCGCAAGTCTCGCAGATTCAGGCTGCCCAGCGTCAAAATGAAATGGCGCAAATGCAACTTGAACAGTTGAAACAAGACCGCATGGAGATGAAAGATTTTCAAAGTCAACTTGAGAAAAGTGGCGGAAATCCTGATTTGGATTTGTTGGCCAAAACAATGCTCAAGTCACCTAAATATTTTCAACAAGGTGTTGAGCTGACTAAGAAGCTCAAAGAACAAGCTGATTTTGAACGTACCGGTAAAAGCCTTTACCCTGAGTTGTTTGGCGCTGCACCTGTTGCGGCGCCTACAGCCGCGCCAGCGCCTTCAATGATGCGCCAGCCTGCTGTTGCGCCAGCCGCACCAACGCGAGATATGTTGGGCACTGGCATGTATGGCATGCAACCTACAAATGCCTTAGCACCTAATGTTGCGCAAGCCGCGCCTGTCAATGCGTTGGCCGCTAGCGTTGCGCCTACAGAGCCTACTGGTAAGACCGCAGATCAACTGCGCCGCGAAATTATTATGTTTAGCCAGTCTGGCGATCCCCGCGCAAAAGCAATGGCGGACATGCTTAAAACTCAATTAACTGAGTTAAGTAAAGCACAAACTTTGTCGCCTGGTCAACAACTTTATGCTGGCGGTAAGGTTGTATACACAGCGCCTGAAAAAGATTCTGAGTTTGAAAAATTATTAACAAAATCTGGATTGTCAGACACAGAAAAAACAGCTTTGCGGCTGGCAAGGGCTAAAAAAGAAGCAACGCACGCGCCTGGTACATCTGTGTATATGCCACCGCAGGAAAAAGCGTTTGAGTCTGAACTTGGCAAAGGTCAAGCAGAAGGACTTATTAAAGGTAAAGTTGCTGCGCAAGACGCCGCGTCAATTATTGACACCGTTAAAACTGGCCGCGATATTATGAAATCCGGCATGATCACAGGCGCCGGCGCAGATTTCTTGGTTAACTTAAATCAGGGTCTTAAAACAGCGGGTATTGACATGGGCTACGGGGATGCTGCGGCAAACTCACAAGCCTTTACAGCTAACATGGCTGGCAACGTAGGTAAACTGATTAAACAGTTTGGCGCGGGTACTGGTTTGTCTGATGCTGACCGAGAGTTTGCTAAAGACATGGCAGGCGGTCGTATTTCGCTTGACGCTAAAGCAATCAACCGAATTCTTGACATTAACGAACGCGCGGCGCGCAACTCTATTACACGGCACAATAAAGATGTTAAAGGCATCAAGACTAACATCCCGCTTGAAGTTGAAATGCCCGTCGCCGCGCCTTCTGCGCCAGTTGTTAGTGCGCCTTCGTCGGCTATTGATTATCTTCGCGCCAACCCCAGCATGAAAAGCGCGTTTGACGCAAAATATGGCGCTGGTACAGCAGACCGCGCATTGAGAGGTCAATAATGGCAACTAATCCGTTTGATCAATTTGACGCGCCCACCGCTAACCCGTTTGATCAATTTGACGTTAAAGCGCCTGCAATGGCGTCTGGGATGCCCGGCCCACGCAAAAACTATGCGTTATCGGAAGTGCCTGGCCAAGCAATTTCAAACATACCCGCAAGCGCTAAACGCTTTGCAGGCGGTTTATATGAAGCCGTAACAAGCCCCATACAAACGGTTAAAGGCGTGCTTGACATCGGCGCTGGCGCGCTTCAAAAAGCGTTGCCCGAAAGCGCTGTTAATTTTATAAATCAATTTGAAGGTAACCCTGCTGCGGCAGCGCGGGCAATTGAGGCGGCCAATGCGGCGGGCGGTTTAATTAAAGACCGCTACGGCTCGTATGAAGGCATCAAACGCACTTTGGCAGAAGATCCTGTTGGCGCGGCGGCTGACATTTCAACGTTATTGACCGGCGGTAGTATGGCGTCTGCAAGGATGGCGCCTGGACTATCAAAGACGCTACAAACTGCGTCCGTAGTTACCAACCCTTTATCTGTCATTACAAAACCCGCGCAAGCAGTTTTAGCGGCCAAAGAAAGCGTTTTTCCTAGCCAGTTATCTAAGCAACAAGAACTTAACGCAGTACGCGACGCTACTTTGCGTGTTGCGCAACAAGAAGGATACGCGGTCACGCCCGGCAGTGTATCGCCTACGGGTAAAAATATTCTCGCCGAACGTATGGCTGGCAAAACGCATCTTGAACAACTTGCGTCTGTGCAAAATCAAGCTGTAACTGATAAGTTGGCAAGACGCGCCGCAGGTTTACCAGAAAATGCGCCGTTAACTTCAACAACAATGCAAGACATCCGCAAGGCAGAATACGCCAAAGGGTATGAACCAATTAAACAGATTGGCGAAATCAAAACTGACCCTGCATTTTTAGACGACTTAATATCAGTTGAAAGTAAATATGCTGGCGCTGGCGCTTCATTCCCAGGCGCAGTCCCCGAAGATGTAACTAAACTTATTAAAAACTTTACAGTTGACAAATTTAATTCCAAAGACGCGCTTGAAGTTACTCGCACTTTGCGTGAGCAAGCGCGCGGTAATTTTAGAAAAGGTGACGACGCATTAGCCAAAGCACAGATAGATGTGTCAAACGCATTAGAAAATCAAATTGAGCGCTCGCTTGCCGCGTCTAATAACGTTAAAGCAGCCGATATGCTTGAGCAATTCCGTTTGTCTCGCCAGCGCATGGCGATTAGTCACACCATAGAAGACGCCATTAAAGAAGGTAGCGGGTCTGTGACTGCGGCTAAGTTAGCGCGCGATATTCAATCCGGCAAATATGTGTCGGGCGATATTAAAACAATTGCTGAGTTTGCAAACGTGTTCCCCCGCGTAACTCAAACGCCTAGCCAGATTGGCGCGCCAGGTGCAGGCACTATGCTTGGCCGTAGTCTAAGCGGCGGTGCTGGTGCGGCCGCGGGGTATTCTATGGGCGGCCCCACAGGCATGGGCATTGGCGGTGCGGTAGGCGCAATGGCGCCTGAAATGGTTTCCGCAGGCATGCGTAACTACTTATTGTCTGGCGCTGGGCAACGCAATGTATTACCAAATTATTCGCCTTTTGCGTCGCGCTTAACTAGCGACGAGGCAGCGCGCAACGCTTTGCTTATGCAACAAGCAAATCAACAACGCAACGCATTAAACGACCCATTCCGCATGGAAATCCGTGGGACAAACCGATAATGGAGTCCCAAGTTTTATTTAACATCGCCGTAAGTCTGGCGGGGTTTTTAGGTGGGTGGGTGTTGAACAACATCTACCGTTCGCTTGAGCGCCTTGACACCGACGTGCGGGCCATGCCGCTGAACTACGTCACGCGGGATGACTATCGGTCTGACATGCGCGACGTTAAAGAAATGCTTGGTAAGATTTTTGATAAACTAGACAATAAAGTTGATAAATGAGTTGGCTTCTTGTGGTGATGTTAATACCACAAGTTTCTGAATACCGCTGTGTGCGGTGGGCGTGGTCGGGTGATGTTTACAATCGCAAAGTAGTATGCCTTAAGTGGGAAAAGGTTGAGCGAAAATGATTGATCTTACTAAAGCCATTGGAGCAGTCGCCGCTAGTGTTGCCGCATTAGGAGGCAGTTACACACTTGCCGACAAGTTTGGTTGGTTTGACAGAGCCATTATTGAATGGTCGCCAGAGAATTTTAAAATTGTGGCAGATGCTGGACAGCCTATCAACGTCACAGTTGCAAGAATAAAAAAACGGGACGACTGTTCTGTTGAGAGTTTTACACCAAACATCCGTGATGCAGCCGGCATGGTGCATGAAGCAACTACCACCGCAAGCAAGTTTAGCGGCCCAGCAGGCCCAGAAATTGACACGTTTACCTACCAGCTTACAGCAGTGGGGAAAGAAAAGATTGCACCTGGCAAAGCCACATTGTTAGCAACCATCAAATACAAATGCCCAGAGGGTGAGCGTATCGTGCAATACCCCCGCCATGCAAATTTAAGTTTTGAATTAAAATGATAGATCCTTTAATTGCTTTAGAAGGACTACAAAGTGCAATTAGTGTAGTCAAAAAGGCAAGCAAGGTTGCAAGTGACCTAGCAGGGTTGGCTCCGTCTATCGCTAAGATGTTCGACGCCAAAAGCGTGGCCACCAGATCCATGGTCGAGGCTAAGCGCTCTGGCAACAAGTCAAACCTTGGCGTAGCATTACAAATTGAAATGGTGCTTGATGAAACCAGACGCTTTGAAGCTGAATTGATGATGCTCTTTCAAGCCACTGGCCGCGTAGACGTGTGGAATAAGATCAAAGAACGCCAGCAGCAGATGGATATTGAAGATGCCCATTTAGCGCGCCAAGCCAAGGCCGATGAAAAGAAACGCAAAGAAGATGAAGAAGAACAGATGGCGTGGGCGGTTGGTATTGTTGTCATCGTCATGCTAATTGGTGCTGTTGGTTGGGGTATTGCTGAGATTTCTGAAGTTTGCGCCCGATCAAGGTGTGGGCGGTGAATGAGTACCAAAAGCAAGCTGAAATGTTTTTTAAGGTTGCAACGCGTTTAATTATTGCGTGGTGGGTGGTTGGCTTGCTCCAACATTTACCTGACGCCTTGGCAGATAAGATTGTAAATAAACTACTTGGAATGATTGGACTTTAATGCTAACTCTACTCTCAACCTTAATCTCATTTTTGATGGGCGGCTTGCCCAAGTTGCTGGACTTTTTTCAAGACCGGTCTGACAAGCTGCATGAGCTGGCGCTGGCTCAAATGCAGATTACCCGTGAGCTTGAGTTGCGCAAAGCAGGCTTTGAAGCCCAAGAGCGCATTGAGCATATTCGTTCTGAACAGTTGGAAACCGAAAGCGCGGCGGCCACCAGTCAAGCCATCATCGGCGCCCAGCAAGCTGAAATGCAGGCCATCTACGCCCACGATGAAAGTCTAAATGAGGGTACATCCACATGGATGCGGAACCTTCGCGCCAGTGTTCGCCCAGTTATTACCTATGGGTTCTTTTTTCTGTTAGTCTTTGTTGACGTCGGCCTGTTTGCTTACGGCTGGCACAATGGCGTTACGTTTGTTGAGTTGGCTGAGATGTTGTGGGATTCTGACACCCAGGCGCTATTTGCCAGCATCATTGCATTCCACTTTGGCGGTCGGGCGTTTGGCAAATGAATGTCTCTGCCAAAACCATTGAGATGATCAAGCACCACGAGGGTGTTCGATTTAAACCATACCAGTGCCCAGCCAAGCTGTGGACAATAGGAGTAGGCCATGTTCTTTACCCAAATCAAGGCAAAATGCCAATTGATCAAAGAGGCGCTTACGCGCTTCACCCAGAAGATAACCGAGCGTTTTCAAAAGACGAAGTAGATGCAATTCTTCGAGCCGATCTTGACCGTTTTGAGCGAGGCGTGGAGCGTTTCTGCCCTGTCCCTCTTACACAAGGGATGTTTGATGGCCTTGTGTCTTTTAGTTTTAATGTCGGTCTGGGAACACTACAGCGTTCGACGCTTCGTCAGAAAGTTCTTCGGCTTGACAAAGAAGGCGCAGCCGAAGAACTTTTGAAATACTGCATGGCGGGTGGCAAAGTCTTAAAAGGCTTGCAAAACCGCCGCATAGACGAGCGCCGCCTATTCCTTAGCTAGCGCTCGGTAAGCCTCAATGGCCGTCTTCAGGTCGCATTGCAACTGCTGAATGATGTCATCCTGCTCGCACAGTTTGACGTAACATTCGCCAGCAAAGTCAACCAAAGTTTCGCGTTCCCAAATGTCAAACTTGGGCATCTGAATTTGTCGTTTACGCCATCCGCTAGTCATTGGTTTCTTTCTTTGATGGTGCGTCCAGTTCACGGCGGTAATACTTGGCTGGCATCTTGGCGTTCTTGTCCAATTGTTTGCGCAGCCACTCAGCACCGCCAAGTTCTTGCAAGATCATCCAATGTCTGTCAGACATTCGGACTTGTCGGCCTAGTAGGGGTTCAGGTGGTTTGGGACGAGGCATTTACCTGACTCTCCTAATCTCATAGCCCTTCTCGGGTGGCGGCGGTATCATACCTTCGCTGGGTGGTGTCCAACCATGCTCGCGCCAGAGCGCCTGCACGTCTGAGCCTCGCTGGTAATTAAATGCGCGGTCTTGCAGACTTTTGCTTGGGTAAGTCACTTTGGTGCCTTCTGGTGGTGTCCAGTTGATCATTGTGTTGCTCCTTTAAGTAGTTCTAATCTCTCCCGCGCTACGCGCAGGGTGTTATAGCGCTGGTGAAGGCGCTCAAGCATGCTGACGCGCTTTGCGCCCACACGTTCCTCGTTGAGCAGTCTGAGAACGTCTTCCTCGCTCATTCTGCTAAGTTGGCTGTTAAGGCTTCGCCAAGTGTTTGTCAATTTTTCTCTCCAATTGTGTGATTGTTGTGTGTATGCGGATGACGGCGCGGGCGGCGGCGTTGGCCTCACGACCCCGGATGCGCAACTCGGCCTTGGCCACCTTTAGTTTGGATTTCCACAAGTCAATGCGTTTCATTTAAGTGCTTCCTGTAGTCCGGCCAAGCCATCGACGCGCTTGCCATTGATAAAAATATGGGGTAAGTCAGGGCTAGACTCCATGTCCATCTCAACATAGTTAATGTTCTTAGCCCGCAAAAGCTGCTTGACTTCCGTGCAGTCGGGGCATTTGCGTTTGGTGTAAATCACCACTTCCATGGATTTCCAATAGTAGGGTTGCCCCTTTATATTGTTCTCACGCTCAATGCGATCAAACTCGTCATCTTCGTCGGTGTGGATCATGTACTTTTTTCCTTGATGTCGTAAAACCAATCGTCGCCAGCCGACCATTTGCGTGTGCCGTCAACTGTCCATAGGCGCTGCGCCGCTTGGAAGTCAGGAAACTTTGTTTCAGCGGGGATCAGGCTCTGGTCGTACCACAGGCATCGGTTGTTGGGCTGGCAGGCAAACTGGCCATTGTCCAGCGCAATCCAATTAAATGACTTGTGTTCCTCGGCCTGCTCGGTAAAGCCTGTGTCTAAGTCCATGCCGTCAGCGCAAAAATCCACCGTAAACAAGTAGCGCCCAAAGTGCCACTCTTTGTCCTTGCCCAAAAACTTTACGCCCAGGTTGCGCAGGCCAATCTTTTCAATGACTGTGAAGCGGTAGCCCATGCAGTCCCACAGTTGCAAAGTGTCAATTGGCAGATTGCCAGCGTCTGCGTGCCAGACATAAGCGTGGATGGGCAGCTTGTCGTACAGCGCGCCGTAGTTTGGCAGCAGTGATTCAATGCGGAATACTTGGCCACGCAAGGCTTTGAGACTGACCCAGATGGCCGGCTCCAGTTCGTTGTGGCCTTTGTGATCGTTGTACAAAAACTCGCGCTTCACAAAGCACTTCATGGGCGGCAGTGATGCCACGATATAACTCATTTAAGTTCCTCCATTGCAATATCTGATATGGCGCGCTTGTCATGCAAGGCCGCCCAAATTTTTTCATCCACCGTTTTGCTGGTCAGCATTACGTAGCACCACACAGCGTGTTTTTGCCCGCTGCGGTGCAAACGACCAATGGTCTGTTCGTACAATTCCAGACTCCACGGCAACGACAGAAACACCATGTGACAGCCGCCGTGTTGGAGGTTAAGCCCGTGGCCTGCTGACTTTGGATGGACGGCCAGTAACCGGATCTTTCCATCATTCCATCGCTTGATGGCGTCGGTGTCGTCAAGGGTTTGCAAGTGCCCAAACCTGCGCTTGAGTTCGGCAAGTTCTTCTTGGTAGTTGTACACAATAATGGTATTGGCATGCTGGTTCTCGTCTAATAATTCCTCTAGCCTTTCAAACTTGTGCAGGCTGTACCAGACGGGCTTCTGGACGGTCGTGAACTTGCCCGGCGACTCTGACGGTGTGCTGGTCGTGTCGTAAACAAACCCTGACGCCAGTTGCTGTAGCTTGCCCGTGACAACGGCGGCGTTGACCGCTGTGATGCCCTCCAGCACAAAGTCTTTCTTCATCGTGTTGTACGGCGTCAGATCCATGGTGCAGGCCAACTCGACAGTATGCAAAGGCGGCAACTTGTCCTTATACTCACCTGCCTCCAAGACAAATGTGGCAGGCTTGATCACGTTCATTACCTTCTCAAGCGACCCCACTCTGGGCGACCATTCGCCAAACTCCTTGTTGATCAGCACAAAGTACGTTTGCATGAACGCGCCTTTGCTGCGTCCCAGCAATGACTGGTCAACGATTTTGCACTGGCCAAAGACGTCCTCAAGACCGTTGCTGGTGAACGAGCCAGTCAAGCCCCAGCGCACGGTCATGGGGTCAACCACTTTGAGGAACGCTTTGAAGCGTGTGCCTGATGGATTCTTAAGCCGTGTCAGTTCGTCAAACACCACGCCATCAAAGTTCAGCTTCTGCTCGGCCAGCCACTGCAAGTTGTCGTAATTGGTCACAACCACTTGGGCGGGGCTTTTAAGGGCGTCTAATCGCTGTTTTGGTGTCCCAACGCACAAATTCATGCTCAAGCGGTCTGCCCATTTGGGGCGCTCGACTGGCCACACGTCGGTGCAAACGCGCTTGGGCGCCAGCACCAGCCAGCGCTTCACATGCCCGTCGCGGATCATTTCCCACATGGCCGTCAATGTGATGGCGGTCTTACCCGCGCCCACTGGCGCCAAGATCATGGCGCGGTCATGCTCAAAGAGAAAGTCAGCGGCTGTCTCTTGATACGGTCGTAACGAAACCATCAACTTGTTCCTTTGTCCACAAACATGTGTAGTTCTGACGCAGTAGCGCCATCTCTGTCTGAAATAGTTTTTGCAGTTCACTCAATCTGCCGCCTTTGGTTTTCAATTCCACAAACCACGTCTGGCCATCGGGTAAACACGCAATGCGATCTGCTACACCTTTGCGTCCGGGCGAAGTAAACTTCCAAGTCCGGCCACCGATGCGCTGCACCGCCCAATCAAAATAAACTTCAATTTCTTTTTCTCTCATGCCGTAAAGTATACATGTAAAAAAGATTTGCACAACAATATTTTGTGTGCTAACATTCAAGTTCAATTTAATAAAGGACAGTAAAGTGCTTCACTCAAACATCGTCGGCGGCTCTACAGCCAAGCGCGTCATTAACTGCCCAGGCAGCGTGGCGCTGGTGCAGAAAATGCCGCCAAGACCTTCCAGCAAATACGCTGACGAAGGTACACTCCTACACAACGTCATGGCTGAACTCATCATGGGTGAGGAGCCGCCAGACTACTATCTTGGCACACGCTATGAAGATCAAATCCTCACGCCTGAACTGGTGGAAGAAAAAATCTGGCCAGCCCTACGCGCCCTTGACATCATCGACCCCGAGCAAAAGATGGAAATTGAATCAGAAACCCGAGTTGAATTTGGTGACTTGTTGCCTGGGGTTTTTGGGTCTACTGATCTTATTGGTCGTCTTGGTAATCGCGCTGTTGTACTCGATTGGAAATTCGGTGACGGCGTTATGGTCGAGGTTGAGGAAAACCCACAGTTGATGTTTTACGCGGCGGCTGCCATGCGCACGCCAGACGCGCAGTGGGCGTTTGATGGCGTTGATGAAATTGAAATGGTGATTGTTCAACCGCCTGAGATTCGCCGCTGGGTGACAACACCTGAGCGCATTGCCAAGTTTGAGTTGGAACTGGTGCAAGCCGTTAAGC